ACCTTCGACAGTTAGATAGACGTTACAATGAGGACAATGGATTGAAGGACTTTGTTGAAAGACTACAATCCAGTCCTAGTAACCTAATTGCTTTTGTAAATTTTGCTCATAGAGATATACAAAGACACCCAGTAGTCTCTGAAGTGCTTAAAATTTACGGGGACAATTAAATAGCACGACCTAGCGTATCCTTGAGGAAGCGATCTAGGTCGTCTTCCCAAGGGTAACCTAATAGCCTAGCTCTGTGTATTTTGGATAAAATTTCAATTACTTCACCGGGTAACTGCATTACCCCTGATCTGCGCTCAAGTTCATTAATTAAATCTTCAGTTTCAAAATCATCTAAATTAATTTCTACGTCTACTGTAGTGTAAGGCATTTTTATTTCCGATTTTATAATTTATGCTTCTTCGTAAATGAATTGACTATAGTAAGCTCGATCAACTGTGCTTTTATAATCCATAAACCCTTCGTCTCTTACATTACCTACAGGTAATACTCCATAAGTCTCTTTATACTGTTTAATTAAATACCGTTCATGCTTTTTAATTAAAAATTCAGGATCGCTTTGACTTGGACTAGGTATATTTGTAAAGTCATGTATTCTAATTATAACGTCATCTTTAAGTATACGATGCCCAGTTAACTTGTAGTAATTTTCGCATATATCGATCATGTCATCGCCACTTGGTCCTCGCAATGGAATATTTAAAGTGCTATCCCAACCGGGCAAATGTCCTGCTAACCTATAAATTCTTTCAACAGGAGTATGGGATTGATGATTGTCGCTTCTACCAAATTTAAAAACTCTTTGAGTGTAATTATCTAAAAATACTCTAACTAGCCTAAATTCATAGGTATATCTTTGAATTTTCATTGGCGCTACCATGGCAGTTATATCATTATGACTACGACATTCTGCTAGTTTAATTTCATAGCCTTGTATATTTTTTTTACGAAATTCTGTGGTAAAAAAATTTATTGTCATTTAGAGATCCAAATGTTAAAATAACAAATTGATTATAGCGTATTTGTTATACGCCGTCGACTTATCTCATTCGGTTTTTAACCCAATTTTGCACTGATTCTAAACTGTTTTCTAATCTTCGATTACTAGCTTCTAAATACTCTACCCGTTGCTGAGTAAGCATAATCTGCAATTGTAAACGATCTATTTCCTCTTTTGTTAATCGTAACTCTTTTACTTGACCCAATAGAGTTGGAGGCGGAGGTAAGTTAGGATCTCTAACCCTACGCTTTTTTTGTTTCAATGATCGAGCAAAACTTGGGTGCATCGAATATTTATACCGAGCTTAGGCTTCCACTGGTGTCAATGACTCTTTCGGGTTCACGCATAGCAGTTAAACCTAATAGGTAATTAGGATCTAAACGTTCCATAATTTCTTTAGTATATTGAGGATAATTTTTATAAAAATATAAAAATAAATCGTCGAAACTTGTGTTATTAAGCCAGCCGTTTTTGACAACTTTTTTATTCTTCATGTCTAAAATAATTTTAGCCATGCTTAGATCATTGTTATTGAGCCTTCGAGTAATAGCTACCTGTTCGTCGTAACTGACAGAATCGGGTTTCTTCATCCACCCTTCGAGTTGCGTCCTTACTTTTTTATTTTTAGGACGAACAATATAATAGGCTACAAGATATAGATTTGACATTTATTTTCCAATTGTAATAAGTTCGGTTAATGTTGCACTGAGATTTATTTCCACGTCGCTACAACTGGTATTATTGACCAATCCACGACGAATAATTTTAATTGCTTCGTCTTGACCTTCGTCGGTCTTGCTCCAAAGTTCGAGATTATCATAAGCCCAACGAAATACTTCTTCCACATCTTCTGTTCTAACTTGATCGCAGATCAATTGACGAGCTTCTCTTACACGACCCTCTTGCATGAGACGAACTGCATCAAGTCTGAAGTCTTTTGTGGAAGAATTACCGTTATCTGCTGTAACCAATTTATGATTAATGACATTGGATTGGATCAAGTTCAAACACTTTCGCATGTCCGGATAGGTTGCTAATACATATTGAACCAAGTTCATATCGTCATAACTGACATTTTCTCGATCTAGAATGTTAGCTACACGGCGTACAAAGTCTTCTTGATTGGGTTGATTGACCTGTAATTCTTGACATCGACTACGTAGAGGAGGTATCAGTCTATTAGGGTAATTGCAGGTCAGAATAAATCGAACATTACCTGCATAATCTTCCATTAAATTACGCAGAGCAGGTTGTACACTGTCTTTACTCAAATAGTCGGCCTCATCAATCATAACAATTTTGAAACCACTTTCTCCGAAAGACATTGTTTGACAGAATACGTCTAGTTTGTCACGTAGCCAATCAATTTTCCTACCTTCTTTACTGCCATTTACCTGTAGAACATCCACTGGATCACATTTTAAATTGCTGATTAGTAAACGAGCCAGTGTGGTTTTTCCAGTTCCAGCTGGACCATGCAATAATATATGCGGAATGCTTTTTTCTTTCAACCAATGGTCTACTAAATCCTTGGTGTCACTGTTAGTAAAAACATAGTCAACCAGTTCTTTAGGACGATACTTCTCTACCCAGAGAGTATTCAAAAACATAAAATTATCCTTGTAATATCAGTATCAACGAATTATACAGGATTTTTTATTAGATGTCACGTATTGTATCGTCCGTTGGTTGCTCGTCGCTGACCAAAAGTATATCATTGTTATCCACACGTCTTACCACATGCTGTCCTTGATCATCTTCGACAGTGATACCTCTGGTCCAACGTCCATGCCCAACACAGATCCATTGTCCAATTTTGATTTCTTGCTGATCGGGCCCTACAGCAAAGACTCGTCCCCACCGTGGTCTTATTCCCCTATCCTTGGCATCATCACCAGGAATAACTATGCCACCTAAAGTTTTTCGCTCACCGAAATTCATTTCAGTGACCAACACACTATCATGTAAAGGTCGCAATTGATTAATTTTATTGACAAAAACAGTTGACATTATTCTAGTCCTTCTGGATCATTTAATGATTTAGTTGTTGTAGTTGTTGTATTTGGTCTTAAAAGTTGTTGAGCTAAACTCCCCCGCACTGGTGTAGTTGGTGGCGGAGGTGGAGGGTGTATTGAAGATTCTGTAGGAAGAGGATCTGGATAACTAGGTTTTACAGTAGGTGTGTTTAAACTATAATAATTGTCCATAACTTCATTTCTATTGCGTATGACTTCGCCGCCGGGTCCTAACTCGTCGCCCCTTGCGTTGACACGCATGTTACCTACAGCAATAACATCTTCATTCATCAATCTCAAGCGATCAATATCAACCATTTTTCCTTGAGCACTTCTGTACATTTTACTCATAATTTAACCTTTCAAAAATTCTTGTATGTCTAAATCAAAGTACATACTATTAATTTTATGAACTCCAATTAAAAATAATACATAACTAGCTACGCTACTACCACGCCCTAAACCCCAAACAATATTATGATCGCGCATGGTATCTACTAGATATTTAAGATAACACAGTAACGGAAATAGATTTCTTTCCTGGAATAATAGCAATTCTTCACCGACTCTTTGTAACTCATCTTGACTTTTACAAAGATCTAACAGCCATTTAGCTATATCAAGCTGTTTATATTCTTCAGGCATAAACCACTCACTTTGCTGTTGTTGGTCGAACTCTGCCAATGGCTGAGTATTTGCTACATATTTCGATAACAATGGCCAATCTAAATGTAACTCTTTGACGCTTTGATTGTACCTGTTGGGACAGTCAACGACAAAATCTTTAATATTAACCGACGGTTGTTGGTAAAGTAGATCTACTAGATCCGATTCGTTACAATATGGTTGCCCGTATTGATCAAACTTCATTTGATATCAATAATATTTTTAAATGATGGATTACGACTACTTACTTCCTGTAACAGTTTTTCTTGACGTCTGCGTATTTCAATACGATAACACTCCAAAACAGTTGCCATTTGTTGTAAGACACTGACCGTGCCTGCTCTGTTAGCTTGCCCCCATTTAGTGTTTAATTCATTGTATTTTTTCATTAACTCATCGTCGGTAAACTCACCAAGGTCTGGCAGTAATGGGTGGTACATCAGATGTCTCCTTGTTTTCTGTTTTCGCTTTGGTAAACATTAAATTCGCCACCGGGGTAGCGAGACTTTAATTTATTTACATTTTCGGCAATGACATCGTTGGGGTTAAGATCAAGGGCACGACACATATTGGTCCAATACCAAATGATATCGCCTAATTCTCGTTTCATATGGAATAAAGTTTCTTCTGTTAAAGGTTTACCTTGAAAAGTAACTTTTTTTACGATTTCTGCTAATTCACCGGTTTCACTGCTTAGACCTATTACACCTGTCAACATTAACGGTACATTTACATTTGGCCCGTGTTGATTATTAGCGAAATCATAGTTACCGTCTATTACGTCCAGACGATTCATAAATGCGGTTAAATCATTACTGGTTTCGCTGGTAACTGTTTTAACGAATTTTGAATATGCATTAAGATCTACTATAGCCATTTTATTTCCTTTAACTCAGCTATTGTAGCTGGTAACCTCTGATTAATCAAGATTTATTTTACTAAAAGTTAACTGTTGATTACCATTAACTGTCATGTAAAATGTAAAACTCGTATCAAAACTAACATTGCCTAACCATGATATGGTTACATTACCAGTGGTTGGTCTAGAAACAGCGAATCCAACATTACCGGATGTTACGCCAGAGTCAAAAGTTTTTTCAAAATTTTCTAGTTCTAACAGTGTGGTATATGCGTTTAAAGCATAACTTACTCTACGATAAGCTCCATGCATTCCTACACCGGAATGATGGTGTGCTAGACTTAGTTCTAATATACCATTATTGCCTAAGCCGCTTATAGTAACCATGTCAAATTTGCTTTGATTACCTGCTGCTTTACTACCTGCGTACATATAACTATATACATTACCGATTTTCACTACACTGTCAATGCCAGGAACTCCTTGTGGTCCCGGCGGCCCGGCACTGGCATTTGACGAAACTAGAAAGAATGTGGCTCCATTATCCACAGTTTGAAATTCTATCATGTGTTCGCCGGACCGATTAAAAGTTAATTTATCATCAATTAATAACGGGTTATCTAAATTTTGGATTATTCTTTGAAAAAACTGTACCGATAGCCCCGGAGCAAATACCTTGAAGTACAACCGTATGCTACTACTTAAACCCCCAATTGGAAAATTGTCAAACCTAAGACTGGCACTGTTAATTAAATCTATCATCTGGACACTGCCACGGAAATAATCAATTACTATTTGGTTATCCGCGATTGAATTTTCTGCGTAACTAACTGCTGGAGCACGAAGTTGGGCTCTGCTTATTACATTATAATTTAAATCATTATTAAAATATTGCCCTACAGGTTGGCGTAGCAAGGTCATTCTTGTAAAATCAGTCAATTCTGTAATTTCTGACTTTGCAGATTCTAAGGCTTGTTTGATAGCGTTGAAATTATCTCTAAACCCTTGACTGGAATTATTAACACCGGCGATCGGATAATCTACGTTGATACCCGTGGTGCTTATGCTACTGGTCATTTATCTAAATACTCCGGCTCTTGGAAATTTAACATATTTATCGCCCGTTTCTGGGTCTCGGTAATATTCCATGTTTTCTACAAATCTGGTACTGTCGCTGTCAAATTTAGTAAATCCATTGTCAAATATACTAGCTTGGCTACCTTTAATAAATGATCTATTTGTTTGATCATAGTTTTCAGTCAATGAGTTTTCTAATTGATACCGATCAAATGTAAATTGAAATTCATTCCAATTAATTAATCTAAGATTATATTTTACTCTATCGCCCATGCCTGGTTTAACATAGGCTATGACCATAGCCATCTTCATTTGCACAGGTCTATAAAATATCCCTGGAGTTTTATTATCGGGTTGTATACTAGTCATCCAACTTGGGACAAGTCCTATATTAGTAAAACCAATTGAATCGGCAATAATGCTCATCATATTTTGTAAACCATTTGGATTTAATAGATAATAACTTTGCCCGCCCTTAACATAATAGTTAGTAATGTATGGTCTAAGGTCTATGGTATTTTTTGGTGTGTTTCTACCTAACTTAGGATCGTCATAATTGTATAAAGGGTCACGAATTTCTAAATAAACCACTTCGTAATCAATTTGTAACCTACTATTAAAGCTGTAAGCAACCTTAAGTTCTCCAAACAATATAGTTTTGTTATAATGATTGGTTATGATTTTTTGTTCATAATGAGACAAAGTAGTTTTTGTTACCCCGGGAGCAAATAAAAAATGCATTCTTTTGTTCAGACCAAACCATGGATCATCTATTCTATAGATATATTCTTTAGGAATAATAGTCTGATCTTCAATTATTCCCAAATATTTTTTTCTTTGTTCTAATTTAGGAGCTGCGTAAATGTATAAATTATCGGACGGTACATCATAAACTTTATCTACTTTTATAGTAAATCGTTTTTCTAAATAGGTAAACCTATTATTTGTACTAGCTCTTACAGCGAATACATATACATCATTTTCGGGAAGGTTAGCAGGATCGTCTTCATAGCATCTAAAACTTACTCTACCGGTCAAATACCCCTGAGACGTTAATTTTAAACCTTGTGGCAATCTATTATAAGTATAGGGTTTGAATTGATAGCTTATTCCACGATTACCCGTTGCCAATATCGATCGATCACTTACACTTCCGTTAACAATTGATCCTAGATTGCTTTCTGTTATCCATTGTATATCTTCTTGTTCAGTGCTTAATAAAAGATAATAATATCTATCTTGATCAACTTCCAGATTATACTGATTATTATAAAACCAATCTTCCCAAATTGGTGGTTTTGTAATAATAAGTCTGACTGTAATCGCCTTGAGAATAATATTATCCTGACTGACATATTCCAAGACAAATTGATAATCATATTGAAGTGGTTGTTGTATAAATGTCAATAACCATTCTTCCCATGCATCTTGACTGAGTTCATAGCTATCAATCCAATTTTTGATAAATCTTATCCTTTCAAACGGAGAGATTGGTTCGTTATATAATAACTCAATTTGTCCGTTATCGTTTAATCTCAAATGTGGGGGTAGTAACCCACTGGCTAAACGCCAATAATTGCCTTCTGATGGTTCAGTTAAACCACTGTTAAATCTATATCTGAATCCATAAGTTGACCTTGTTAACCTGTCGGGTAGGATAAAGTAATAATCTAAAACTTTATCGACAACCGAAATACTATATGACCTTACTGTAACTGTGCTAGGTGCAGTATTTGAACTTATAGTAAATTTATAAGTTTTTATTGGTTCCAAATTGGTTATAAAGTATGGACTTGGCGCTCCTGATATCACATTGGCATTACCTAACGTTGCATCTTTGGTTAGATTTAAACCAATTGGTAATGAACCAGATATAATATTACCTGAAAAAATATACGGATCTGATATTTTATAGATTAATCGTGTCCATGATATTATACTCTGATTTTCTTGACTGGTATCCCAAACTAAGTTGGGTCGATTAGGTCTTGGTCCTAAAGTTGTAGTAGTTGTAGTAGTACTAGTTGAAGTTGTAGTAGTACTGGTAGTACTGGTTGTGGTCGTACTGGTAGTGCTGGTTGTGGTTGTACTTGTTGTGCTTGTTGTGCTTGTTGAAGTTGTACTAGTAGTTGTAGGTTGCCCAGGCTCAATTGGTCGAGTAGTTGTGGTGGTTGTTGTGGAAGTTGTAGTTGGTGGTCTAGTTGTAGGTACGTTAAAGCCGCAGGTAATACTGTTAAATTCGTATATTAAATCAAAAGTACCGCCGCGACCATCTAGGTACCTGCGCCATAAATTAAATCCTTGGCAGAATTCAAAACCGGTATAGGTACCAAATGGACTTGATGTAGTTGTCGATGTAGTTGTAGAACTAGTAGTACTAGTAGTACTAGTAGTACTTGTACTAACAAACACTGTAGTTGATGATGTAGTAGTCTGAGCTCTAGTAGTTGTGGACGTAGTACTGGTGGTCGCAGGCACCCCAATGAATCCTAAATTATTAATTCTTAACAATAATTTCTCATTGGTGTTTACAGTTATTGTTGCTATGTAATCTCTATTAATACTATCTGGTTTAACACGAAATGTCACACAACCTTTGCCATTTTGAATTGTAAAATTAGACGAACTAACTGTGTAAATATCTAAATTTTCCTCAACCGTCAATGCATAGGGTCTAGAACCCAAACTTTTTATAGCGTCTGTGGCAGTAACGGTGAAATAATAAGTTCCACTTTGACTAGGAGTTCCACCTAATCGTCCATCTGCGGCCAAGTATAAACCAGCTGGTAATCCACCATAAGATACTGTAAATGTGTACGGGGCTGTACCTCCGGTGGCAGTAATGTAATTACTGTATGCTATATTAACTCTGGCATTAGAAAGTACAGTAGGAGATACAATTATGGGCATATTACGCTGCGGCGATATTTACTGTAAAAGGAATCTGTGATCCATTGGTTATAAAAATAGGATTTACAGTAAGACATATTTCAACTGAGGCTCCTTCGTCCACCGAAGATCCCGGAGTCACAGTGAGTATATAATATGGCCCATAGGTTGTTGAAGTAGTAGTAGGTGGTCTAGTGGTAGAAGTGGTTGTAATTGTACCGGTAGTTGAGCTTGTTGTAAGTGATGGACCACCGGTTGAGTAATAAGATAAAATTTTATTAGGACTACCAAGTAATCTCTGTCTAGACCCTGATACAGTTACATCTTGTATTAAATTGTTTTTTGCATTGGCTATAATTAACGCCTTCATGGCCGCCGGTGACATCGTGGGGGTTTTTTCCAGTAAACAAGCAATAACTCCGGTGACCTGAGGCGCTGCCATGCTTGTTCCGTCATATGCATTGATGCGATCACTGTTACGAAATCTAGGATCTGCTGCACCACCAGAAGTGCTTGTAACTTGATGTACAGAGCTAGCTATACCAGTACCTGGCGCAAAGATATCGACTCCTGGTCCACGATTACTACTGGCTAATATTTTTGGAACTGTATCTGAATTTAGATTTCCTACATTTATAGTACTCGTAGTTTGTGGTGATGGTGGTCTATTGTAATAATAAGTTGCACCACCCCAAGTTTTTATATAATTATTATAGTCCGGCCCGCCGGGCTTGTCTTGCAAGTAACCATAATTACTGGCCGCTGCAACAATATGACAACCATGGACATTAATCAAATTATCTATGTCTGCCTTGAGACCATTGAATGGATCGACTGATTGATGAGCATGATTGGGAATTAAAAGATAGTATTCAGGATCACCTTGAGCTGCCAAATATTGTTTGGCTGGCCCTAAAAGTCCCAAATCATTAAAACTTTTATAAACAGGTTGTCCTGGAGAACCAAATCCATCTATAGTAAAATTATCTGAGTATAATGTTCCTCTATAATTAATTTCCCTTATAGCTGTAGACTGTCGTTGTATTACACCGTTTACAGTACGTAATGTTGTTTGAACTAATGCATAGATTTCAGGTGCAGCAAAACTACAATTCATCACAGTAGGATTTTTTCTACCTGTAGCTGCATTTATTGGTTTTTCTAGTACCCAATTCCTAATATAGTCAAATATAAGCTCTGGCTCTTCGACATTAGTACCATAAGGGCTTATATTATAAATTGTAGATTTTCTAGCCCAACCTTGAGTGTTGCCGGCCGCTATTCCAGCAACGTGTGCCCCATGATTTGAGTTTTCTACGTCAGACTCATAATAGATATATATGTAACCGCCGGGTTTAGGAGTCATGCCATATTTTTCGTTCCAAAAAAACCAATTAATTTGCTGTACTCTGGTTCCGCCAGAGCCGTCAGGATTTGGTGCAAATTCTGCATGATTCCTCCTAAATAAACCGTCTACAATTACAACATCAACATTTTCTCCATCGGCGTCGGTGCTTGCTGTACCTGATTTTCTAAGTCCTGCTGGACGAGCATCATAACCCCAAGTTGGGTCATTATTAGGAAAAGTAGTACCACGTAGCAGTCCCCAATTTTTATCATTTGATTGAAGAGTGCCCGGGCTTAGTCTACTATCTATACCTTTATACCAACTGTCGCTATATTGCGACCAAGCCGGTTTGAGTTTTATACCCAGATCTTTTAAAGTACGGCTTACTCCTAGTACCCGAGGATCTAATCTCAATAATTCGGCCTCGCGCTCGGTAAGAAAGTAATGTGTGTTGGGACTTAATGCTCGTCTGTTGTGTATAGGAACAGCACGTTGAGGTATGCATGGATTCCCGCCCGGGGTTTCCATGTCGTCGTATAACGACTCGAGGTCTTCTAACCTATGTAGTGTTACAACGAATTCATATGTTGGTTCTTGGTCAATACCCATAAATTATATTTATGGGTATTTAACTCCTTGATCATCTTCGCATATGAGCTGCATCAACAGCAGCCTGCTCGTTAAAAACAGGTTGTAGGCAACTTTTGTGTAGAATTGTAACACCTAACATCTTGTCACCGGTATATACAGGAATGTCTTTCTTAGCAGCAATACCAACACCAGAATCACGGCTGGGAAAATGTGGAGTTTCGCGACCCGGTGGAGGACCTAATTTGGGCACAGTTCTTGTAAGAGGACGAACAGCAGCCGGTTTAGTCATTGTGGTACGCTCCTTAAGTGATTGCCACTGTTGCTCAAGTTGCTCATGCTGACGCTTTTGTTCGGCACTAGCCCATTTGAATTTACCTTTGCGACGCCCAGTGGTACTGAGCCATGGACCTTCGAGGTGCATACTCATAATTGCCTCCTAAATTCCTACTAAAGTGCTATTATATAGGGTTAATTAAAGAATGTCAACCTGTTGTTTTTTAACTACAGTAAAATAGCCAATAAATAACTGAACTTTTAGGAGATCAATATGGCTAAAACTGACAGTCGAAGCAACAAAAAAGCCCTTGTAAAACGCACTAGTCAAGGCGGATCAAAACCCAAAACAAGTTCAATGAACAAACATCAGCGTAGAGGATACAAACCAAGCCGAGGACAAGGACGATAAATCACTGAACTGCTTTACACTCCAATAAGCTAAATATGCTAATAAGGAGTGAACATGAAAATTTCCGATTTATTAAGAACCATTGCTGATAATATTGATAACGAAGCCGATAAAGAAATTAATTTAGACAACGTCGATCACGACGATGATGAAACTGCGGAAGAATTAACTGATGCAATGGTTCCACCATTACAGCAAGAATTAGAAATAAAAAAGAAAACAGCCGGTATGAGAAATTCTTTCGATTATGGGCAAGTAGGTGAAGGTATTGACGAATTAGCAATAATTAAGAAACTTACAGGGCTACAAAACTAGTCATGGCCCTAATTAGGAAAATTAAAGCTGGCAGGATCGTAACACTAGATCTTGATGAATTCGTTGGCGAATACGGCACCATTTTTTATGATGAGGACATTGGCGAACTAAGAATCAGCGACGGTGTCAAACCCGGCGGCGATCCTGTTGTTGCCAAAAAAATTTTTAACGGTAATAGTCGTGTTTCAATTGATAATTTAGATGGCAGTGTAGTTGTACAGTCATCAGACAAAATATGGACTTTTGCTTCAAACGGCGATATCATTGCACCCAATGGCAGTACACTTGGTTCAAATTCTGCAGATTTTGATTTTGGAGCTATTACTAATAATACGATTAATAATAAATTAGAATGGTTTTTGTTTACTATGGACGTTGATAACGGAACAATTTTACAACCTGCACCATTAAATTATGATGCAGGTACATTGATTTAAGGGAGCTAGGAATGGCATTCAGAATTAGACGTGGTACAGATGCAGAAAGATTAACTATAACGCCAGCCGAAGGCGAATTAATTTATACCACTGATACTAAACAAGTTTACATCGGTGATGGTGTAACCACAGGTGGCAATATAGTAACTGCTGGAAGTGCTAATCTACTAGCTCTATCGTCAAACATAGTACCAAGTGCTAATGCAGTATATGATCTCGGATCACCAACTATGCGTTGGAATAAGATCTACGTATCCGGAAACACTATTGATCTGGGTGGTACAGAAATCAAAGCCTCAGCTAGTGGTATTAGTTTTACTGATCCTACTAACGCAGATCAACCAGTTCCTTTGACCGTTAGTTCTATTACTGTTTCTAGCGGTGGCAATACCGTAATTTTAACCGCAGGTGTCAATGGATTAGCCACTTTCGATTCGAATGGTAATGTTATTAGCAGCGGAGCAAGTGGTAATATCGGCATTGGTAATTTGTCATTTGATAATACTTTTATTATTTCTAATGTAGCTGTTGGTATCAGAGTTAACACCGACGAATGGGTTTTTGAAGATGGTAATTTAACTTTGCCGCCCGGTGGAGATATTTTAGATGACAGCGGTAATAGTGTATTGGGTGGTGGAACTCCCAGCATTCCTAACACTAAAAGAGGATTTATTAATCTTGTAGGTAATAAACCTAACAATGATGACGACGTCTTTTTCGAATCGGTGGTTGTACACGATCAATATGCCTATGTATTAGGCCAAGACTATCTAGTTGATAATAGTCAAAATTTAACAAAAGTTTATAAATTCAATCTCGAAACCGGTAATCAAGTTTGGGTTAAACAGCTACAAGCAGGGCGTGGTGCTTCTTTTGACTTTGATATCACTAGTAATGTTATCACCATTGCTAATATTGTTTCCGGTGGTGGTGGTTACAAAGCCGGAGAAGAGTTACACTTTTATGGTTATCACTGGAGTGGATCGTCTGTTACTAATTTAGTCACTGTAATAGTTAATACTGTGGACGGTGACGGAATCATACAGACTGCCAATATCAAGCCAGGCTACAATCTTAATGGTATTAGTAATCAAACACCAACTGCTCAAACTCCTGACAACGACAATATCCAAGGCGATGCTTGTGCGATAACCTACGATACAGTTAACGATTTTCTTTTTGTTATATCAGAATATAATTCTGGATTGGGCGATCAACAATTTGACAACTATTGGGTTTGGACTAATGTCTTTGTTATTGACCCAGACAATGGTAATACTTTAGAAGTAGCTACATTGTCCGACGATGGTGATGTTTATGCTAACGCAATTAAATCACATCCTACCACCGGGAACGTAGTTGTAGTAGGCGAAAAATACGGTGAGTTCACAAATTTTGGCAATTTGACTATGCTCGCTACCGGGGATGGATATTTCGACATACTCAAATCCGATCTTGATGCAGATAATTATCCTGGCGCTCCGTATTTGTATGCAAGTGATTTTTGGATACAAGGAACAGGTATTACAGGGCAAGACAATGTAGACAATGCTAACTTTTATGGCAATTTAGCCACTACTGTTCGCGAAGGATCGGGTGCTGCGTTTACTATTACAGCTAATATTGATGCAACTTATACATTAGATTCTTTGCCGGGTGTCGATGTAGCAGGTATAAACTATCTACCAGGACATAAGATTATAATACCAGGAACAGACATTGGTGGCTCAAGTCCGACAAACGATGTTATAATTAATGTTTTGACAGTTGATGGTAATGGAGGAGTAAACAGTTATAGTGTTACATCTGGGGTGTCGATTGCCGATGGTAATACTTACTCAATGCTGAGCGGTATTAATTATGATGTTGGTTCAGGTGCAGTGTTAACTGCCTATGTTGATGCACAAACAGGAAATGTTTCGCTTAATAATATACTTTCTAATGGTTCTGATTATGTCACCGGTGACGTGTTGACCATAGCCGGCAGTAATTTTGCTAATGGTACAGATATTGCCAACAATGTGACATGTGTAGTCAATTCGGTTGATGGGTCAACGGGCGCTGTACTTTCACTACTAAGCAATGACTTTACAGGAACAGCTCCTACCGATGCAGTTAGAGTAATACTTAATGCAGTAGATTTTACTGCCAATGGCGGCTCATGGACAATGTTACAAAACTTGGGCAGCGAAGCATTTGTTTGGACACCAAATTGGTCCACAGCAATTGGTGGAGGTAGTAGTGATCGATTCTATGACTTTTGTTGGAGCCAAGACGGCCAATCAATTTTCGCAGTGGGTCGGGGACGATACGAAGTTACATACGATCAAGCATTATTAGTCAAGTTTAATGCTGTGACAGGTGCTGTAGTATGGGGCAAAGACTTAAGATTTACTCAAGCCGGCACCGAGAATTTACAGGCTCGTGCAGTATGCCTAGTACCCGGTAGTTCGGATATTGTTGTAGCAGGTGGTTGGTTCAACGGAACAGGAACTAACTATGATGAACTGATCATAACAAGAGTAACCGAAGCAGGTGCCGCAGTATGGCAAAAAACTTATTTCTGGAATAACAACGGCAGTGGCCGTGATCCGGATTTTGAATTAAGTATAAAGGCTGTCAGCGGAAACATTGTTATAGGTGCTGATTTAGGAACTCCTATACACAGCAACGGTTTGGGCTATATGATAATCAATCCTGCCGACGGTTCTGTGATTGACAACAGAGTATTAAGTGCAGACGGTAATTCAAATTATAACTACTATAATACACCAACTCCACAATGGGCAGATATCTATACTGATAGTTCAGGTGATAATTATTTTGTAGGTGCAGGTTATACATATGTACCAACAGATAATTATTACAATGCCTTGTTGTTTAAACTTCCTTTAGATGGTTATAAGAATCTAAATCCAGGCGAATATACCAGTCTGGGTGAACATATATTAGGAAAGTATGAGTGGACTACTAACACTGTAACACCAGCATTTACAAGTTTTACTGCTACAGAACATTCAAATACAATTACTGTACTAAGTGATCTTAAAAATTATGAGAGTACAGGTGTTTCACAACCTTTACCTGTATTTAAATTTAATATCACAGATAACACACAAGGCTACTTAGAATTTGGTGATGGATCTAAACAAAGTTTCGCTACTGACATAATTCCGCAAGTACCAGCAGCCAATGACTATCATCTAACCGAACAAGATTCAGGAAAGCATATTTTCTTTGAGGATAGCAATGGTAATGTATATATTCCACATTGGACAATAAAAAATCTTCCTGTGGGCTTTACATTTACACTAGTGACTACTTCTGGCACTTGTTATGTAGAATGCCTGGGTGATGTGGCGGGACTTAATCAAGGGCAACTAAAACTTGCAGGACGTAACATCCAAACTTATAGAATAGGTATTCCTGATTCAGGATCAGGATCAATGGTCACATTCTTGAAAGTTAAGAGTGGTTATGATATGTCCAATACAGATGCCAATACCATCTACCCAGACATATGGATGGTCAGTGGTCCCGGTGATGTCTATGACGATGCCTAGGAGTTAAAGTGAGTATTACACAATCAATCATTGGCACCGTTCTAACTATTAGTGGTGTTTCTACAACTACAACTACAACTACTACCGCAGCTCCGCCATTCATTTACGACAATTTTACAATTGAATGGTGGGACAAATTAGAGGGCGGTGGTGATTTATATCCACGTCCGTGGGCTATAGGTGAATGGGTTACATCTTCAAATAATCATAGTATAGCGATCAGTTACGAAGGCGGCCAAGATATATTCTGGCTTGGTAATACAATAATAGGACAGTCGGCTCAAAACCGCTCAGGCCAAGGTTGGCGACACAATGCATTTGTACGAAATAATAATGTAATTAAAGGTTATGTTAACGGAGTTGAGTATTTTTCAAGCAACAGTGGTAATGTAGCTTTAACCGACAGCACAAAACCTTTATATGTAGGCTATGGTGGAACCAACGGTTACTTCAAAGGATATCTCAAAGACCTACATATAATTAAAGGTAGTGCAAAGTATATTAGTAATTTTACGCCGCCGGCATCACCAATTACTGCTCAGGCAGAGTCAGTGTTCTTATTGCCAGTATCTAGTAATATAACTTTATTTGATGATACTGTCGGATCTAAAACTTCCACATTAACCAATACACCTACCTATAGTGAAGATGATCCTTGGACTTGGCCTACTCAAACATTTACGGCTTATGCATATGGTGGAGTAAACATTGCACTAGACTCTCCATATCTCACGCAGGCACCTGTAATTGGTCTTAAAGTATCAGACAGCAGTGGTTGGAGTGATTATATTTATAGTACTGCTTTGCTTAATCATGTTACATTCTATAATAATGCACCGGTGAGAGCAGCCGGTGAAATTTATACCATTGGCGAAGAAACCAATCCGATAACATTAAATATTAACTATACTTCGGGTAACAATGTTGAAGGAAGATTGAGTCAGTATCCTGCATTAAGCCCGTTATTAGCTGTCAAGGCCGGTTGGACATACAGTGGGCCTGGCGGAAATACTGGTACGGTACCCGGTGATGCTTATATCGTTGATCCAAATGGACTAGCTCAGGTGCGTTTAACTATACCAACTGGTGCAAGTTTAGGATCATGGACATTTACTCCACCTACCAATCGCGGTGGTAGTTTGTATTTTATTGGAAACAGTTATATTAATTACGGTAGTTCGTTAGATTGGGCAATGGATGCTTAATTGCACTAAATAATTAACAATAAATAATATTATGAGAGCCCGAGAATTTGTAATTAATGTCCCAATCACTATTAAAATCAATGGTGACGGTGATCCTGAAATCAGTACAGATCAAACCGGTGATGAACCAGAGTTAGATTCAATGGTCCCCCCGTTACAACAAAAAATTGAAATCATGAAGCGTAATTCGGGTTTGCCTAACGCTTTTGACGATCAGGAAAACGACGAAGACGAGCCATTTGAGTAAGGACATCTCATGAGTTATACTCAGGATTTCTTTACTAGCCGTCGAAATATAAGAGACGGCAATATAAGGACAGATCCCAAGGATCGACTTTGGTACGATCCTAATACCAACACTATACGTATAGGCGACGGTGTCACGCCGGGTGGAAAAGTTGTAGGAGGCTCACAATTTGCCAATATAGATACTAATATATTGGCAAACATTACATCAATAACAAGTTTACTCACTAATAGTGTAGTCGAAATAACCAGTGTTGATTCTAGTATTACAATATTAAAAACTGGTAATGTAGTTGATTTAAGTATAACTTCTATCAGTGATACCAGCGAACCGATGGGGTTCGTAAATAGAACAGACAGTATAATCAGTTTTGATAATGTAACTAGAACTTTTAGTATTGTTCCTGCCTCGATCAGTTATGCAATTTATACAAAAGGAATAAAAAGAACAGTTACAGTATCACATAGTGTGACAATACCAAATTCAACTGGGCTTTACTACATATATTTTAATCCTACAGGTCAGCTTCAATATAGAACTACATTTTTTGATTGGCCAAACAATTGTATGGTGGCATATGTCTATTGGAACGCAGATACTCAAACTGCACCATTTATTGCCGATGAAAGACATGGTGTTGTATTAGATTGGCAAACGCATGAATATTTACATAGAACACGCGGTGCAGCCTTTGCCACAGGATTCGCTTTAAGTAATTATATATTAAATGATGACGGATCAAGTGATAGTCATATGCAAGTTACTTTATCGGGCGGCACCTTCTTTGACGAAGACCTTCAAGTTGATATTGTAGCAACAAACACTCCTACACCTAATACTTGGGAACAAGATTTACTAAATCCTGCTCGTATTCCTATTTTTTATCACAGTGGAACAGGCTGGGTGAGAGACACACCAACTGATTTTCCGGTCAAAGCTGGGACTAACCATCCACAATATAATTTATTATCTGGAGGTACTTGGAGCACTGTTGATATTGATAATAATAAGTTTGGTGTGACATTTATTGTTGCGACCAATAATATAAATTATCCAGTAATTGGTATTATAGGACAAAGCCAAAGAGCTACTCAATTCGAGGCAGAAAATACACAATTTTCTGATTTAGATCTTACAGGATTTCCTGTTGTAGAACTAAGAATACTTTATCGTTTAGTATTTGATACAAAAACAACTTACTCTAATACTGTTAAGGCTAGATTAGTAAGTGTATGGGACTTAAGATTAGAGAGTTCAATCGGTTCAGTAATATCCGCTACGACTATAGATTTGACAGCCATTACTAGTAATTTAGTTCCTGCTTCTAACGTAACCTATGATCTAGGATCACCCACACATCGTTGGAATACTCTTTACCTAAAAGGTCAAACCATTGACCTGGGTGGACAACTCATTAGTGCCGGCGAAGAAGGTATCAGCTTACCATCTGGTAGTACCATTGGTGGAATCAATCCGGGTACTATTGTTATAAAAGGTGTAAGATCTGATCCTGGTCTGTTGCCTATGATTAACCTAATCGTAGGCGATGGTTATATTATTAATAACCACCTATGGGTTTGGTCAGGACAAGTCTGGGTTGATGTAGGACCCATTGAAGGCCCACAAGGTAGTACAGGCGCTACTGGTCCGATTGGGCTCCCCGGAAGCCCCGGTGGTTCAACGGGAGCTACCGGCATCGCAGGGTCAATGGGTGCGACAGGTGCGACAGGTGCGACTGGTGCGACAGGTGCGACAGGTGCGACAGGTATACAAGGCAATATTGGGCCAATTGGTAGCACAGGAGCGACTGGATTAGATGGACCAATCGGAGCGACTGGATTAGATGGACCAATCGGAGCAACTGGATTAGATGGACCAATCGGAGCTACTGGATTAGATGGACCAATCGGAGCAACTGGATTAGATGGACCAATCGGAGCAACTGGATTAGATGGACCAGTGGGTGCGACCGGATTAGATGGACCAGTGGGTGCGACCGGATTAGATGGACCGGTAGGGGCCACTGGATTAGATGGACCAATCGGAGCAACTGGATTAGATGGACCTGTGGGTGCTACTGGTATACAAGGCAATATTGGCGCTACTGGTATACAAGGAAATATAGGTCCAATTGGTGCCACTGGTATAGAGGGAAATATAGGTCCAATTGGCGCCACTGGATTAGATGGACCAATCGGAGCTACTGGACTACAAGGTGCAACCGGATTAGATGGACCGGTAGGGGCCACTGGATTAGATGGACCAATCGGAGCAACTGGATTAGATGGACCAGTGGGTGCGACTGGACTACAAGGTGCAACTGGAACTCATGGAGCCACTGGAGCTACAGGGCTCACTGGGCAATTTGGTGGAGCCAGTTTCGAATATTACTTTAGTACAGAAATAAATGCAATTAATGTTCCTAGCGGATATATTGAAATTGATAATGGAAACTTAGCTCTTGCTAATACTATTAGTATAAATGACTTAGATCGAAATGGTAGTAACATACATAGTTTTTTAATTACATTAGATAATAGTACCAGTGCTGTAAAAGGATATATTAAAGTAACTCAATATACTGAGCCCAGTAATTTCGTTTTATACGGTGTTGTCGGTAATCATTATGATGATGCCAATCATGTAAACATACCAATCGCGTTTCTTGCTGGAAATACAAGCCCGTTTGCAAACAATACAATAGTTGTTACTACATTTTCCACTCATGGAGATAAGGGCGACACCGGGGCAACTGGAGCGACGGGTTTTACAGGTAATGTAGGGGAGACCGGGGCCACTGGAGCCACCGGGGCAGGTACAACCGGGGCAACTGGAGCGACGGGTTTTACAGGTAATGTAGGGGATACCGGGGCAACTGGAGCCACCGGGGCAGGTACAACCGGGGCAACTGGAGCGACGGGTTTTACAGGTAATGTAGGGGCCATTGGATCCACTGGTGCCACTGGTTTTTTTATTAGTAGAGTAGTTAATTATGCCGACGGTTCTAGCATTACTATCGATGCTGACACAACTGATGTTGGCATACATACTAACACACAGTCCAGTGGCACATTAACATTAAATGCTCCAACAGGTACTTTTACTAATGCACAAAAATTTATGTTAAGGATACAATGCACAAATTCACAATCGTTAAGTTATAACGCCGTATTTCAAGGTTCTACGGATATGGGATTACCTGCATCAACTTCGGGGTCTAGTAAATTTGATTATCTGGCCTTTATATATAACTCAACTAATAGTAAATGGCAATTACTTGCTAAAATGTTTGGATTCTAATTATGAAAATTTACAAATTCTCAATGACTTATGATGGTAAACCCTACACAGATGCTGTAAATTTGCCAGACGACCACACCCATACTGATGAAGAAATCATGCAAATGATGTTGATAAAATTTTCTGCATGGAAAAATATGCTGGCAAATCCTGGCGATTTAAACATCACTGAAGAACAACCTCTTTTGATTGAAGAGCCACCTGCCGAGTAATTATGGCAACTTACACTTGGATCGGAGCAGCCGGTGGTTTATATGCTACAACAACAAATTGGTCGCCTACAGGCCTTCCAGCCGCTGCTGACGATATAGTTTTTACTGGTACGGCTACACCCAATGTCAGTACCACTGCCAGAACGGTAAGAAATCTCACTGTCAACAGCGGCACGGTAACATTTAGTGGTACTGGTATATTTACCATACAAGGTGACATTAATAATAGTGGTACTCTGAATATGACTACCATGACAGTAAATTTTACAGGCGGTAATAGCCAAACGCTAAATTTAGGCACAAACAGTTTTGCCGGTTGCACCATCAATAAAACTAATGGTACAAATCTTACTCTAGGTGCTGCATGGAATGTCACAGGAACTGCCACTGCCACACTAACCGTCACAAATGGTAATTTATATACTCAAGGTTATACTGTAACTTGTAGAGTATTTACTGCCAGTGGAAATACAGATAGAACTATTGATCTAGCTAATGGTGCCATTTATGTTACAGGATCTTCGGGAACCTTATGGAATACCAGTCACACCACTGCTGTGGGCACCGCTTGGACTAAATTTGCTAGAAGTGGTGCAGCTTATATTCAGCCTAGTAGTGGTACAGCAACCATAGTGGTAACGGGTGGCGGTATTGCTAGTAATTACACTGCTGGTGCAACATTCAATGGTGTACCTCCTACTTTTCAATTAGGCAATAATAGAAATTATACTGTAACTGGGCAATTTGAAGATTTAGAAGTCAACGGTAATTTTGCAGGAACTAGTACACCGCAGATTTGGGGCAGTCTGACTGGCACACCTGTAAGTTATAATAATGTAACAACAACTAATCCTGTTATCATAGGTAGAACTGGCGTAACACAAACCGTAAATTGGCTGGCACAGGTAACAAGTTATACAACTCAAAATCCACTAAGTGGTACGCCAACATTTTATTTTGTCTACGCTAGAGCGGTGACATTTACACTGAGCAGTAATACATCAACTTATTATTTATGGATTGATGGTAACGATACTACAGGAGCAGCATGGCAAACAGCAGCATTTACAGTTGTATGTAGTGGAAATAATAGCAGTTATTATGAAAACATAATACGTTCTACTAGTACATTAACATATACCGCAAACGGTACAGGATCTACATATTTACATACAAATTTTTATGATAATAGTACTACATCAGCATATACATTTGGCGGAAATGCTAGTACCGTACACCTCATTGTTTCTAGTTTTGATACATTGGGTACAGTTAATTTTAACTTTGGTGAATTAACTCTTTACGATACATCAATGTACTGTAGAGTATTTACCAGCGCCACTGGAACTGGTGCTAGCGGCAATCAAAGACTTTTTCAGTTTAATGGTTACTGGATTTATATAAATGGTAATCATAGGGCTGGAATTAACGGCACGGGTACTCTTTCAATTGCCACATTAAATAACACAGTGTGTACATCAGACTCATATATTAACGAAGGCGGGTTTTGGTTACAGACTACTGGCACTTGTACAACTGGTAGTTGGCAAGGTACTTATGCAATAAGATTTAGAGTTCAAGCACTTAATAATACTACGCTCAATGCTTCTATTACTGGATGCAACCTACGCAGTCTTGAGTTTTATGGGCCAGTTAATTTTACCGCAGCCCAAACCGTAAACTTAATCAATTCAAATTCATCAATTACTTGGGATGAACAAGGCGCAGCATTTAATTTAACTAATCTTACAGCAACCATTGCTTCCTCTACTGGCGGCACTTTCACAATTTTACAAAATGCTAGTTCGCTGGCAAATGCCAATTATCGTTTAGGTGTATTGAACACCCTTGATGCATCTTTAAACGACGATCAAACTTTTAATCTATACGCTTATGTACGAACATTAAGTTTAACCAAAAATACTGGTATATTTAATTTAAATGTAAACTATGCTCAAACTGTTACATGCAGTGGCGATGCTGGAACAACTTACAATTATCAGAGCGTTACTACTGCTAATCCTTTTACTGCAACTTGGACTCCTATCACAGGAACCAGTGTAGCTGCACCCATAACAAAATTTCAAGTGCCTGTTAAATCTACTAGTGGTAGTGGTACTGGGGCAACTTTCAATATAGCTAAAACTGGTACTGGCACAGCATATAGTGGAATTACTGTTGCTGCCCTAGGCAGTGGTTATGCCGTAGGTGACACTATTACTCTAAGTGGTGCCAATTTAGATGGTGTAGATGGTACCAATGACCTAACATTTACCATTACTGCTGCCACACAGGTTACAGCCAGTGGCCAATCAGCAGGTAGTACACCTGTAGGCATTAGCGGTACCGCAGTGAACACTGCTCAAACAAGAACCAATGTGCCAGTTAAATCAAGTACAGGTGGTGGTAACGATGCACTTTTTTCTGTAACAAAAACTGGTACTGGTGTTGTATATTTTGGTGTTACTACTGCGGTTCTCACTTCAGGCACCGCTCCTGCAGATGGCAGCACCATAGTTATAAGTGGAGCGAACTTAGGTGGCGTAGATGGTACCAATGATCTAACTTTTACGTTTAAAGCAACGGGTACACAGCATAATCTCAGCGGGTTCCAATGTCGAAATACTCTTGATTTTGTAGCTGGCACCCTTCTTTTTAATGATCCAACTAATTATATTATAGGTAATTTTACTAGTACTTATACTAATCCAAGAGCTATTAATTTTAATCAATGTATTATTCCGCTAGTTAGAACCGTTACCATTGGTAGTACCAGTCAAAATTTAACTATTGAAAATCCTGGTGGTTTTGATATACAGGGCACAGGCACCATTAACACCAGTGGATTGAGTGCCACTGCCGACAATAATTTTGACGTACACTGGAGAGGCAGTAAGACATTTACTACTGGCAGTGCGATAAGAAATCTCTATATTTATACCGGTGCTGGTTTAAGTACAACTAGCGCAATAACAGTTAATATTAGAGGCGTAGTTTCTGTTGGCGATGGCGATGGAAGCGGCACAGGACCTTTTACAGGCTTAACCATTAGTTTTCCTGCTGTTGCTAATCCAGGAGCGTTGATCCAGCAATTTAACATAGAAACACCCACAGTAATACCCAGTGTTACTGTGTTAGGCACCTGTACCATAAATTCCATTAGAACAACCACGTTGACCCTAAATCCAGGACCCGACTACACTGCCACTTTAAGCAGTGGTGGACATATTACCACACTAGTAACAACAGGCACTGGTGGAACAATTGACCTAAATAATTTAGATGGTTTACAAACTCGACCAGCATCATTAACTTTTTCAGGTAATGCCATCTATAATCTTACTGGTTATTTTACTAGTACAACAGGTGGTATAAGTTGCGCTGGTACTAGTGATAATTGTGTTTATAATCTTAATGGCGTAGGGTTAGCGGGTACAGGCACAGCTAATAGATTGTTATTTGATGGTCGTGGAACACTTAATGTGAATAGTAATTTGACAGTAGACAGATTTGATATAACTAACGCTACTGTGCCTAGAACTTTAAACTTTAATTATAACCAGATTTTTTTTGGTTATCCTGCAAGTATAAGTTGCAATTTAGCCACAACTACAGTTATTGGACAAACTAATGATAGTGGCGGTATAGTTATAGGCGGAGCTGGTGATTTTATTAGCACAGAGAATGTAACTGTTACTATAAATGGTCAAACAGAAAGTAATGCTTTAAATTTAATCGCGTATAATGTTCCTGTTACATTGGCTGGAACTCTTGTTTATCGAACTCTACAACCCTATTATGGAATAAAAAATACTACAGGTACTCTTACTGTTTATGGTAACTATCAATTAGGTACGTATTATACACCATTTTCTGGTGTTACTATTAATTTTGCAGGCAATAATCCTGATCAAACTCAAGTTATATACACAGCTTTACTGGGACCAAATACAGCTACTATGAGCGGTGCAAGCCCTAAATTATTAGAGCCTCAGATTTGGATAAAAACTTTGACTACTCAAAATACTACTGTTATAGTACCATATCAACTTTATTGTGACCAAATCATAGTTCAAGGAACAACTTTTAACGTCGATGGAACGATTTATACTAACTATTGGAATAATACCGATCCTAGTACTTATTATTGGCAAGGATCTGGATATTTACGTTTATTAAATACAGAAACATTAAATCCTTTATTCTTTGGAAACACAACCTGGACAAGTATCGAACGATTTAACAGTACAAGTAGTCGTGGAGCTGGCACAGGGCCTAATTTACTATTGGAAAATACTGTGCAACTTGATGCTTCAACTACACAGAATCCACATCGTGTAAGATTTTTGCGTAGAACAAATAATCCTGGTGCTGGGCAAAGTAATCCTATTAAAGTAAGTCATTTTTTTGAAGAAGCCGGGATCAATAACCAGCAATACGGTTTACAACTATTAAATCTTATTTTTGATCCTGGTGCAAGTAGTCAAAATAATTTTATAATCAGTAGTTCATATGATATGAACACAACCAGTAATCCAATTACTATACAAAATATTTCTTCAAGCAATAGTACTATAACTATTTATCCAACATCTCGTTATCTTTATTTAAATAAGATTCAATTTGATGATACAGCAAATACTAGATTAATTACAAATTCAAAAAATCTAACTGTAGGAAAAATTATTTGTGGTAATGCAGAATTTGGTAATAGTATAGTTACACTAAACGGCGGTAATGATACTATTTTTGATACCGGGGTTGTAGCAAGAAATAATGCTCAATCTGAGATTGTAACAACAGGCCCAGGCAATAAAAATTTTGTTGTTCGAGACAATAATCTAAATATAGTTACAAATGATAGCGCATTTTCACATACTGGCAGTGGTGATGGTATAGGTTGGTTAAATTTAGTACATACTGAGCCTAGAACAATTGGCACTGTACGAACAAGTAGTGGCAACTTTTCTAAAGCAATAGCCAGTTCCGCCGTTTCAAAAAGCACAATATCTGCTAATACAGTTTATCCTAGTAGAACTACAGTTAGTGAAGGCGATACAATTACTTGGTATGTAATAACTAATAATATGGCAGATGGTACCAGACTTTACTGGACTGATAGTGGTAATACTAGTAGCAGTGATTGGGTTGGTGGTGCTACATCAGGCAGTTTTGATGTTGTTAATAATACAGCGATAATTACTAGAACTGTAAGTTTAGATTTAAACTCAGAAAGCACTGAAACTAGTATTTTAAATATTAGAACAGTCAGTACTAGTGGTACTATTATTGCTACAAGTAATACAGTAAATATTTTAAATAAAACAATAACGGTGTTAGTTACACCCTCTTCTACAACAGTCAATGAAGGCAATACAATTACATGGACTGTTACAACTACTAATATTTCAAATGGCACAACACTTTACTGGACTGATAGTGGTAATACTAGTAGCAGTGATTGGGTTGGTGGAAACACATCGGGTAGTTTTGTTGTTAGTAATAATACAGCGACAATAACTAGAACTGTGGCTTTAGATGCCGCATCAGAAAGCACTGAAACTAGTATTTTAAATATTAGAACAGGCAGTATTAGTGGTACTATTATTGCTACAAGTAATACGGTAAATATTTTAAATGCTTAAAAAATATTATGGCAATTACAATAAACAATTTACAAATATCAGGCACTAGTAACGATCAAAACTACATTGAAGGTAATTGGACTCAAAATGATTCAATTACTGCGATGAATTTTAGTTACTTAAGTGTCGCAAATAGTGCAGTTTCAGGAGGGCTTGTGGGAGGTTGGAAAGCGTATACAACCAATGGTGGAGTCGATTATGGCAATAATGTTGGTTGGGTATTTGTGCCCGATGTACCTGAACCTTTTACTAATACCGGAGCAGGATTTTTATTGTTTTTTAATCCCTAAATTAGAACATATAGGCTTTACACCATTCATGGTGATACCTAGCTTTTGCCAAGCATCTAAATTTCCCATAATAAAGTAAGGCCAAAACCAAGCAGTGACAAACATGCCGACATAGGCGTCGGCTATACGGTTATTATTCTCTACGAAGGGATTCGAGTAGTTCAGCGTCGTCACCTGCAGCCATTATACAAGCACCTTGATCTGTATATGCTAACAAAGTCCAAGTGCCAGTCTTAGTATTTATAAGAAAGGCTATCTTACCCTTACGACCAATATTACCTGTTATGACAGGACGCTCATCGTATTCTTTTAAAAAATTAACTACATAACTATGGCTAGCACAGGATATCTTCCAATCAGCTTCTCGTACAGAATCGTCTGGGCGTTTGGTTTGAGCCGAACTCACTGTAGATAAAACTACAGCCAGTGCTATTAAGATGTGTTTCATTGAGTATTTAGTCGAGCTTCTCGCCGCAGTGTGGACATCGTTTCGAATCTTTACGATGTTTGTGTAAGACATCTTCCCACTCTTTGATTTCTTTTATAATTTTTTTCAATGTTCTACGACAGCGGATGGGCTTGTCTTTGTCTAGTTCATCTTTAAGTCGTTTACGTAATTGATTTACACGCTGCTCGAATACACCTAAAAATCCACCAGTTGAATCACCCATTTGTAGTCTCTATAAGGTTGTCTCTAAAGATTCGCCAGGCCGCTTCCCACGACCACTTATGGCTATTTATAGTAACATCATGTCTACTTAATGTCAAGCATTCTGTTATGGCTTGTTTGAGATTTTCTCTCAAAAATCCTGTTTGACCATGATCAACAACATCTATGGGTCCTTGACAAGGATAAGCAGCAACAGGTGTTCCGCAGGCCATGGCTTCTATCATAACGATTCCAAATGTTTCCCAACGGCTTGGAAATACAAACACGTCAGCATTGGCATAGTATGTGGCTAATTCTTGACCGGTTTTATATCCTACAAATTCTACATCAGGATACTTGGCCTCAAGTTCTGCACGATATGGGCCATCTCCGACCATTATCTTACGAGCACCAAAATAGTCTAGGCCGCAGAAATCATCTAGGTTCTTTTCTCGACTGACTCTGCTGACGCAGACTAGCACAACCTCACCGCCGCGTTTGGTTCTTAATTCAGGACTGAATATGCTACGGTCAACACCACGAGTCCAAGGAACAATATTACCACGCAGTCCGTGCTCCCGGAGTTGATCAACCATGCTTTGAGTAGTGGTTAAAACACGACCGGTGTGTTTATGAAACCATTTTATATAACGCCAGGTTATGCTTTCAGGAATGCCAAGAAGGGTATGTAGTCCTTCAGGAAACTTAGTGTGGTAAGCAGTATTGTAGCGATAACGATGTTTTGTAAGATATGCTCTAGCCCACAGACCCACAGGACCTTCTGTCTGGATGTGTATATAATCCGGATTAATCTCCTCAATCTTCTCTCCCATTTTTCGTGGAAAGGCAAGTTTGACTTCGTTATAGATAGGGCAATTAACATAACCGAAGCACCCGGGATCAATAGTATGAATACTATAACCATCGCGAATCGCATACGGTTCAATATTTTTGTAGGTAGTATTAACGCCATTAATCTGATCAACTAGATTGTCTGTCACCATCAATATTTTCTTTGACAAGTTTCCATCCTTTATGTGTTTGTGCGTCACCTTTAACTAAATGTCTAACTGCTTTTGTTCTTAGATTATATTCTTTGGCAAAGTCCCATTTAGATCCAGTAAATGTCTTACCATCCTTATCGATAAATGTATAAGGTGTAGGATCATAATTTGGGTTGTTTTTACCGCTTTGATCTGGACGATTTTCACGAAACTCCGGATTAGACCATATTTTTTTAGAGTTATCACGCTGTTGCTGTCTATACTGTTCTGTAGTATAAGTCTTCTTTCTTGATTCGATATGTTTTTCTTTAAATCCCGGTCTCTTCCAAAGTGACTTTGTCCAGTCTGAAGTATTGCCGTTTCCTTCCTCGGGTTTTAAGTTAGCCCATTCTTTGCTTTCTACCACCTTCCAAAGATCACTATAATAATTTCCCCATTTGATTATTTCTTCTCTTGAATTACATTCTTTAATAACTTCTGTCGTGTGTTCAGGGCCGTGTTTTTTAAGATGTCTTTTCCAATATTTTCCGGATCCTTGATATTTGTCAAAATCTTTACGAGTTGTTTGGCAAAGATATTTTAATCCGGTCTTGATATGTGTTTTAACTAATAGGTAGATTGGTTTCATATAATTATTTAGCAATACCGGACTCTCTGTGGCCAGTATTTTTTTCACATCTACCCTCTACTCTAAACCAAGGAAACTTTACATAACTGGTCATTGACTGTAATGCCAATTCACACGCGGATCTATCCTGAAATTGTAATTGTATACGACCCGGTATGTCCGTGGGATCATAGATGTTAACTACTATGAGGAATAAGGTCCACATAAGTATCCTTGGTCCAAGGCCAATGTACAATCTCCCAACGACCATCGTGGTGTTCGACCAATGCAGTACAGGATTCTACCCAGTCACCGTCGTTCATATATCTAACTCCCTTGATGTCTTTGATTTCCGCATTATGTATATGACCACAAATAATTCCGTCAAAGCCACGACGCTGACAGTAATCAGCAAGATTAGTCTCGAATCGAAACATAAAATCCATTGCTCGTTTGACTCTGTGCTTAAGATACTTGCTAAGGCTCCAATACCCGAAGCCAAGGCGATTCCTAATACGATTAAATTGGGTATTAAGGCTGATAAGGACGTCATAGGCACGATCTCCTAAAAAACTTACCCAAGGAGCCAATCTTGTTATACCGTCAAACAAATCTCCGTGTACCACAAGATATCGTAGACCATCTTGTCCTATGTGTGTGGCTTGATTGGCTATTTTGATCCGACCAAATGTGACCTGATAAGGTATCATTGGTCTTAGAAATTCATCGTGATTGCCGGCAATATAAATGACTTCGGTGCCACGCTTGGCGTGACCTAAGATCCTACGCACAACATCAGAATGGGCTTGTCGCCAAGCCCATTTGTTTTGTTGGATCTTCCAACCGTCTACTATATCACCTATAAGATATAACCGAGTAGCAGTATTATTCTTTAAAAAGCTGTTTAGCTGTTCTGCTTTACAGCCTCGACTGCCCAGGTGTACATCTGATATAAAGATAGTTTTATAATCCATCGCATACGCTTATAACCTTACGCAGCGATTTTTTCGGATAACGCTGCTTGATCACCAGAGAAACGATATCCATCATCATCTATTGGACTACCTTCTACAGTTTCTACTTCTTGACTGTCCTCTTTTACAGTTTCGATATGTAAATACACACTATCAAACTGCTCTAAACTTCTTACAAGACTTTTGACATTTTCTAATACTTCTAGTTGATCGTAGTATTGGTCGTCATCTAACTCAACACAGACATCTAAATTAAATACACGCATTTCAAGTTTCATTATAATCCCCTTGATATTTGTGCAGAGCTTGTGGCCCTGCACAAATATTTATCAATATATGCGTATATAATTATTACAGAATTATTACATCAGTGTTTGATCTGTGACCAAACTCGTGTGCGAATTTGATCCTGTAATACTGTAGGAAGATGAACATAGTCAAGTTCAGCACTTAATTTAGCACCGTTCTTAAATGACCAGTCAAAAAACTTGATAACTTCCTGACTGGCCTTTTTGTCAGCAGGATCTTTGTACATAATAATAAAACTTGCTGTTGTGACCGGCCAAGTATCTTTGCCCGCTTGGTTTACAATACTCAAGCCCATTCCTGGAACTGAGAACCAATCAGCATCAGCAGCCGCAGCAGCAAATGTTAGGTCATCCGGGGCAACAAAGTTTCCAGCCCGGTTCTGTAGCAACATAAAGTTCATGTTATTTTTCTTAACATAGGCGTACTCAACATAACCAATGCTACCTTTTATTCTATTTACATTGGCAGCAACACCTTCGTTGCCTTTTCCACCAACTGAACTTGTAGCAGGCCATTTAACAGCAGCACCACGACCTACCCTTTTTTCCCATTCAGGGCTGATTACGGTCAAGTAGTCAGTCCAGTTAAATGTAGTGCCCGAACCATCGGCACGATGAACCACTGTGATATTAAGGTCTGGTAATTTCTTACCTGGATTTAATGCCGCTAATTTTGGGTCATTCCATTTAAGGATATTGCCCATAAAAACTTCAGCCATTACTGGACCTGTTATGCGAAGTTCGCCGGGCTTGAACCCATCAAGATTAATAACAGGTACAGTGCCGCCAATGATAGCAGGAAATTGAACCTGGCCAAGTTTGTCAAGGTCTTCGCCTTTTACTGGAGCATCACTGGCACCAAATGTGACAGTTTTGTTATTGATCTGACGAATGCCGCCACTTGATCCAATGCTTTGATAGTTTAGTGTATTGCCAGTGGCCTTATGATAGGCTTCAGCCCACTTGGCATAGATAGGATATGGGAAAGTAGCACCCGCTCCTGTGATTTCTGCTGCTTGAACTGTAGCAGCAAATATTGTGGCCGCAATGGCCATTAAGAATTTTTTCATTAATTTTTCCTTTGTGTGTTAAATGAAAAGGGGGACTAGCCCCCTATATATTACAGACCTATAATGCCGCCGTCAACCTTTGTGATACAAATTGTGGCTGAACGAGGACGACCAGTTACGCCATAATTAGCATTACCTGGCCATTGACTTTGTGGAGAAGCACCACTACTCCAAAACGCTGCGGTTGTATCTTCACCTGGGTGTTGAACATTGACAAAGATAGCACGACCATCTGCTGTTTCAGCGATACCAGTAATTTCGCACCCAGCAGGACCAGTCATAAACCTACGCAACTTGGTCTCTCCTAACTCAGCACCCACAAAGGTATTCTGTGTACCGGTAGCACCACTTAGGCTATTATTCACTGTGACTGCTTTTCCATCACCAACCTGTCCGGGGATAGCCACCAACAGTTGATTATGAACCTCGTCGGTGTAGGCACCGTCGTCAGTTTGAATCCAGCATAGACCTGTGGCTTTTGAGAACCATAGTCCATCTGGGCTACTAAAACTGTTATTGGCAGTCAGTTTGCTGACATTGCTTTGAGCGTTATCTTCTTCTGAACCAAATACAAAGATATCCCACTGGAATCCTGTGGCGGTTTCACGCCAACGAATAATATGTCCGTTAGGATTACCTGTTCTTGCTAATCCATCTGGATCAGCATAACTCCGAGGATTGGCAGCATTAACTGTAGTAGGTGTGCGATTAGCAGCACTGTTATTGGTTAGAGCAAAGTAAACTTCACCGTTAGCAGGATTCACAGCACCCCATTCTGGACGATCCATTTTAGTAGCACCAACAGCATCAGCAGCAATACGAGTGAATACAAAGATTTCTGCTTGATTGTTGAACTTGAATGTGGCATATCCTGCGATTAGAGGATTAGTGATTGATAATTCAATCCACGAACCGGTGCCATCATCGTTAAACTTTGCCACATACAACCGACCTTCGTTTAGGTATTTGTCACCAGCGGCTAATCCACCTGTAGCATCTGCTGGATTCCAAGGTTGAGCACTGACAAATTTATAGATGTATTCATTACGACTATCGCAGCCCATGTAAAATACTACTGGTTGCCCTGCTACTAAACGACCATATACAGCAGCCTCGTGTGCGAAACGACCCATTGAAACACGTTTAACTGGTTGGCTGGTGGGGTTGGCAGGATCGATTTCTACATTGTAGCCAAATGTATGTGGCTCATTGCGGAAGTCGTCTTTTTCAGTGGCACCCTTGATGCTAATATCCCAGCGACTGAAACGATGCTCTGTGTCCGGCAAGTCTGTTGGTGTATGCCAACCCTGCGAATTGCTGGTCGTAGCAGTAGCAGCAATGGCAGCATTGCGAACACCATAACGAGCACGAGTCTGAACCATACGACTATCAGGACCGGCACTGCCCTTGGGCATACTAAAATATACAGCCCAGTTTTCTTCACAGGTCAGCATTGTTCCCCAGGGAGTAATACCTGTTCCACAATTGTTTAGTGTGCCACGGCTGGTAGCACCAGTGGGGTCATACCGGGTAGCCATTAGTGCTCGAATATTGTTGATTTCAGCAGCAGGACCAGCAATCTTTACTGGAGTCTGTGCTGTGACACGGCGATTGAAAGCACTGTCTAACTTATAGGTCCAACCTGATGATCCCTTGTTGGCTTCTACGATACTGACACCGTGATGATTGATTTCTTTAAGAACTTCAAGTCCTGGACGAACGCCCAAGTCCCAACTACCAAACTGATCATATTTCTTACCACTTACACCATTGCTGGTCTGTCCATTTGGGTGGAAGAAATGTGCGTCTGCTGAACTTTCGTGATTCATACCTAGTAATACACGATCAGTCATTGTGGTAGTTCTTTTACCTGCGCTGTCAAGATGGAATAGTTCTACGCCATCATGGTGGTCACCCACACGCTTTGACCAATCATCTGTTTCGGTCCCTCGGTTGCTGTAGGCCGGAAGGCTACTTACCAATCGATCTCCGGTAGCATGAACAACTGTGTATTGATATCCCGGTGGTAGAGTAATCTTATCCGCTGTATTTTTAGCCACAGCAGCGAAGGATAGCTGAGCGGGCAGGGTCAATATGTCATCGTCACCGGTGGCACAACCTGCCAATGTAGCACCCGCAGCAGCCGTAAAAAAAGCCGATCCACCTTTTTTTAGGAATGATCGGCGTGTTTGTGAGGCAAATGCTTGTGCAATAATGTCTTGAATATGCGGATTAGAACTGGTATTCTCTGTTCCGTCTGGGTCTGCTAACATAGAGTCTCCTTATAAGTAAATAGTCGATACAACTACTTATCATTATATTAGCATTTAATTATTACAGAATTATTACAATCCTCTAACTTCTTTTACCATTTCATCATAAGTTTTGATACTAACAAGTTCTGTGGGTTTTGGTAAGTTTTGCCATTCGGTCTCTGAGATGTCAGCACAGACTACAATTTCGTAGTCGTGTCCATTTGATTTGTATAGTTTTACTGATTCTAATCCTAAAAATCCATTAGCTGCTCTCGTTAAAGTATTAGCCAATGCTCGAAGCGCAGCAGGTTCCCCTAATATATAAGCACGATCTTTAACGTCACAGCTGGCTACAATTTCAAGTCTAGCTAGGGTATTCATAATAAGTCCTCAATCTTTAATCTACGATGGCTCTTAACTTTAACACATTCTGTATTATTTTTGTAGTCTAAACGGCCGACTCCAACTAAAATTGGATGATCGTGAAAAGATATAGCGTGTGGAATTATGACATCAAGATATCTATTATTACCTGTGCCAACAGTGACAAAAGTTATATATTCTTTAGGTCTAGCTTTGAATACCCTGTAGTTAGCTACCAATCCGCAAAACTCTACTTGTCCGGGACGACGAATTTCTCGACACACAGGTAAAAAATCTTTACTTCGCCAATATCCGTGTTCAGCCAGATCACGAATTTCTTCTCCTTCAATAATAGAAGTACCAGCTAGAATACTTCCTGCTAATTTAGCTTCATGGTAGTAGACCCATTTTGAGTAACTACCATGACAATGCTTTAATGCAGCCTGCCAAAACTTTTTTGGATTATGTGCCTTTTGGTAGGCCAATGCCCATATTAATCTACCCAAATTGATAGCATGAGCGCGACAAAGTCCAAAATGACTAAGTTCGCGTAAGGCCTCAAGAACTGTATGTTTGTCAGGATGATCTCCTATTAGTTCCATAAACTCGAATATTTTTTCTTCATTCTTTTTAGCAAATGCTCTACGCCACATGTCTGCTTCGTATTGATTACAACCTAGTATATCTGCTATTAATCTTATAGCATCATCTTCAAACACAATGGTATCATTGAAATTATCTTTAGTCCAATCTTGAAAAGCACTGGCACGTCGCCGTCCCATTGTAGCCACCGGTCTGACTAGTGCTGTGGCCAACACACAATCGCTTCGACTCTGAGGTTTAATTGCTCTGAATAATCTACGCATGGCCGGACTTTCGGCCTGAGTGACACCTAGTATCTCTCCCCTGCACAGTAGCTCACTGGTAGCAGAATCAGTCTCTGGATAATCAGTTAACTGTCTTTGATCAATTTCCCAGAGTTGACTGAGACCGCGATTAGCTAAGATATCTATCTTAAAGTGTTCCAAATCTTCAATTTCGTATTTGTCTAACAGTATTTGGTTTTCGCCGTTAATCAAACTTTTAGGTACACTTCTGTCGAAAATTAAAATTCCGCCACAATGTTTGCTAATACAGCGTTTTTTACCCAATAATTTTTTTGTTAGTCGTTCTGCATCTTCAACGAATTCAGGTATAATTTTTTCAAAATCAATATTTCGTGGTAAACGACCTTTGGCTCCAAATCGTTTCGCTGCTTCCCTACGAGCAGATTTTTCTTTATAAGTCACATAGTTGCTTACACGAGCACTGCGGCCTGGCCAGTTTTTGAATATACGATTCATAACTGTTTCCTGTTGCCAGTGTGGAAAATCTAGGTCTATATCGGGTAAGTCATCCCTATGTGGATTCATAAACCTACTTAACGGAATGTTTTCTGCCACAGGGTCAACATCGCCTATGCCCATTAAGTAGCAAATTAAACTACTGCCTGCCGATCCTCGTGTTATATGTGGAATGTCGTTGGTAAGATCTAATATTTCTCTTACTCTATGAAAATGCTTGGCAAAACCAAGTCTTGCTACAAGTTCTAATTCTTCCTCTAATCTTTTATTGTATTCTTCAGTATCGGGTATCGTACGTTCAAATCGTGAGATTAATTTTTCCAGTTCTTGATATCTTGATTCCATAATTGAGTCCTAGATGTGCCATAATGTCTAGTATTTAATTATGTTAATGTTTGACAGCAAAATAACTTGAAAGCATGGCTTTCATTATGACCAAATCTGATTCGGTCTCAATGACAATGGGTTCGTCTAAGTCAGTATCGTCACCCCCAGC